GAAAGCTGGAATAGTTAAGAAAGGTGATGGCAAGGATGTCAATCACCGTAACGGTAATCCTATGGACAATCGGGCAAAGAATCTACAAGTGACTACTAAACGTGCTAATAGATCTTTTCCTAGAAACAGCAGAGCAGGAAAAAGATAATGGCTATACCTGAACGAGTCAAAAACAAGATGAAAGAAGTTGGCCTTAAAGGAGTCAACAAACCACAACGTCTAAATGACGACAGTGGTAAGTCTCACCATGTTATGGCCTCTGAAGGTGGTAAGTATAAGTATATTAAGTTTGGTCAGAAGGGTGTAAAAACCAATCAGACTGCAGGACAGCGAGAGGCATTCAAGTCTCGCCACGCAAAGAATATCAAAAAGGGTAAGATGTCTGCAGCATACTGGGCTGATAAAGTAAAGTGGTCTCCCTCTAAAACTAAATCCTCTTCTAAGAAGTGGGTGAAAGGTTCATAATGTGGGTAGCAATAATGCTAGTATGTCTAGATCCTTCTGCGTTATCGTGTCAAGTGATAGCTAAACCAGAAGCGTTCTATAGTGAAAAGTCCTGTGTAGAAGAGGCAGAAGCTGTAGCTGTGGGTATGTTACAAAAAGGTATGTATGCTGTACCTGCCTGTTTTGAAATAGGGACAAGTTCATAATGCCAGCAAAAAAGAAATCAACAGTAAATGCTGCAGGTAACTATACCAAACCAACTATGCGTAAGAACCTCGTGGCAAAAGTCAAAGCGGGTTCAAAAGGTGGGAAGCCTGGACAATGGTCTGCGAGAAAAGCCCAGATGGTTGCAAAACAATATAAAGCAAAAGGTGGGGGCTACAAATCATGAAGGCTCCCCAGAAGTCATTAAAGAAATGGACAAAGCAGAAGTGGCGCACAAAGAGTGGCAAGCCTAGTGCTAAGACTGGAGAACGGTACTTACCCGAAGCTGCAATTAAATCTTTGTCGTCTGCAGAATATGCAGCCACCACTAAAGCAAAACGTGAAGGTACAAAGGCTGGCAAACAGTTTGTAAAACAGCCAAAGAGTATAGCAAAGAAAACAGCAAAGTTTAGAGCAGCAGAGGGTGGCATGGCTAAAGGTAAAACTAAATGTCCTAAGTGTAAGGGTGCAGGGTGTTCACACTGCGGCGGTAAAGGTTATCATACAGGAATGAATAAGGGTGGAGATATGGGTAAAAAACCTATGAATAAAGGAATGGCAGCTTTGAAGAAAGCAGCACCAGCAGTAGCCAAAAAGATGGGCTATATGCATGGTGGTATGACTAAGAAAAAAGGTTATGCAGAGGGTGGCTTAACTAAGTCTACTGGCAAAATGAATACTGGCATTAGAGGATGTGGAGATAAGTAATGGCTTCTTATAAAGATTATAAAACAGTTGCAGCTGCTCAAAAAGCAGGATCAATGTATTTCATGGGTAAAGATGGTAAGAAAAAACTTGCTGTCACCAAAGAGCAATTAGATGCTTGGAAGAAAAAGAACAAAGGTAAGTATAAAGGTTCAGCACTTACTGCTTGGGCTAATGCTAAAGGTAAAGACATTAAGGGTGACAGTAAGCGTGATTCTTCTCCTAAGCCTAAGCTACGTCCAGGCTCAGAGTCTGCAGGTCCAGGAATGGGTGTAATGACTAAAGCTGAAAAGGCTGAAGTTGATGCAGCTAACAAGAGAAATAAAGAAGCTAGAGAAGAAAAAGCTGGTACAAAGAAACGTACATCTGCTGGACAAAAGTTTAATGCTTGGTATGAAAAGAATGGTGACAAGTACGGCACTATGAAAGAAGCTATGGAAGCTTACCAAGGAACACTTAAGTCAGGTATGTCTTATGGTGGCATGGCTAAAAAGAAAAAGATGGGTATGTATAAAGGCGGTATGGTTGACATGAGAAAAACAGGGTTGTTTAGATGAGATTAGAAAACGATAAAGTTATTGGACCTCGTGGTGATGTCTTAGCTGAAAAGATTTATGGAGAATGGCAGACTAAAGACCCTACCGTTCTTGACTTTATTGCTAATCAAGACAAACCAAAAAAGAAAGCACCTAAGAAAAAAGCTAAAGTAGAAGAAGAGTTAGTGATGGAACGTGCTCGTGATGAGAACGGTCACTTTATTGCTGACGATCCAGACACTGAAGTAAACGAAGCTTGGGTAGTTAAAACAATTAAGAAAGCCGTTAAAGGTAAAAAATAATGTCACTAATAAATCAGGGTAAGTCAGCACGAATAAGATCTGTGTATGGTCATAATTTAGGTACTACATACGAAACTGTCTATACTTGCCCTGCTAACTGTGTTGCAGAAATCACCTTTGTACATGTAGTCAACGGGGGTGGTTCTACAAATAGTGTAGAACTTGAGTGGTATGTAGCAGCTGATAGCTATGCTTCACATTTTCTAAAAGGTAAGTCACTCAATGCAGGTGAATATGTAACTTTTAGTGATATTGATTTAGTATTACAACCAGGTGATGAGATCAGAGTCACCCCTACCAGTGTTGGCCACATTGATACAATTCTTACTGTAACTGAGACCTTTGTCCCTGTGGGATAACGGGGTTGCATTTTTATCAATAGTATAGTATAACTATGTGTGTATAACTAGTCTCTGTAAGCTGCAATGCAGCATAATTATGGAGACAACAATGAGGAAGTTTTTTGAAAGATTAATCGAAGCACGTCAACGTCAGGCTGATGCACGAATCGCAGAGATGCACCTGTGGAGAATGTCAGACCGTGAACTAAATGATTTAGGTATCGGACGTGGTGATATTAAAAGAGTAGTACACGAAGGTGTGAAGTGAGTTCTTTGGGAGGAGACTCGTGGACCCAGTTACAATTATCAGTGGGGCCACAGTCGCCTTCAACGCACTTAAAAAAGGTTTTGCTGTCGGCAAAGACCTGCAGGATATGTCAAGCCAGCTAACTAAATGGGCTGGCCACATGTCTGACCTAGGTCAAGCTGAGAAGCAAGTAAAGAATCCTCCGTGGTGGAAAACACTGGGTGGTTCTGTAGAAGCCGAAGCTATGGAAGTATTTGCAGCTAAACGTAAAGCTGAACAAATGCGGAAAGAGCTAAAGGATTACATTAGCTTTACTATGGGGCCATCTGCTTGGGATGAACTTGTAGCTACAGAAGCTAAGATAAGAAAACAAAAGAAAGAACAAGAGTACCGTAAAGCTGAAATGCAAGAAGCTATAATTACTTGGATAGTTACAAGCTTACTTTTATTAACAGGATTTGGTACTTTTGGCTTTATATTATATATGGTGACATAATGGCTAGAAACCTAACAGAAAAACAACAGAAGTTCCTTGACGTATTGTTTGAGGAAGCTGGGGGCAACCTAGTAAAAGCTAAGAAGCTTGCTGGGTATGCTGATGCTGTTACTTCTAGACAAGTAGCAGAACCACTTGCAGACGAGATTGCAGAACTAACTAAGAAGTTTATTACTTCGTCTGCAACAAAAGCTGCATATTCCATGTTTGAAGTTATGAACAACCCAACAGATCTAGGAAATAAAGAAAAGATGGCAGCTGCAAAAGATGTCCTAGATCGTAGTGGCTTTATAAAGACAGAGAAAGTAGAAGTCTCTACGGCAAGCCCACTATTTATTCTGCCACAGAAATCGGATGAAGACGAATAAAACTTGGACGTTACCTAAGCCAGACTTTGTAGATGGTGAGTATGTCTGGAAACCTGTGGTAAGATTAGGTAGTCATGTACCATTTGGCTATAGACAAGACCCAGATGATCGTGATATACTATTACCAATTCCAGAAGAATTAGAACTGTTTGAACTGGCTAAGAAGCATCTAAAAAGATATAGCTATAGAGAAGTCTCTGCTTGGCTCAGTACGCAATCTGGAAGATACATTTCCCACGTAGGTTTATACAAGAGAGTCAAACTTGAGCGAAAACGTAAGACAGAAGCTGCAACTCAACGCTACCTCGCCCAGCGTTATAAAGAAGCCCTCGAAAAAGCGGAAAGGCTCGAAGGTAGGCTCCTCGGTCAAAAAGAGTATACCAGCTCAACCGAAGCCTGAAGAGCTAGATTTTGAGCAGGTAGCACAAGAAGTTATATTTGAGCCGAACCCTGGTCCTCAGACTAAGTTCTTGGCTGCAACTGAACAGGAGGTTCTTTATGGAGGTGCTGCTGGTGGAGGTAAATCCTATGCAATGGTTGCCGACCCTGTACGCTACTTGGGGAACCCAAATGCGAGAATGCTTCTTGTGCGCCGTAGCACAGAAGAACTTAGAGAACTTATATCGGTAAGTAAACAACTCTATCCAAAAGCTATTCCTGGAATTAAGTTTATGGAAAGAGATAAGACTTGGGTAGCTCCATCAGGTGCTACATTGTGGATGTCATATCTTGATAGAGATGATGACGTTATGAGATACCAAGGTCAAGCTTTTAATTGGATTGGCTTTGACGAACTTACACAATGGCCTACACCATATGCTTGGAACTACATGAGATCACGTCTCCGTACTACAAAGGCATCTGGTTTGCCACTGTATATGAGAGCAACAAGCAACCCAGGTGGTCCTGGGCATCAGTGGGTTAAGAGAACATTCATTGACCCTCAGACTCCAAACAAGTCGTTCCATGCTACTGATGATAACGGAGATGTGATTACTTGGCCGAAGGGTCATAGCAGAGAGGGTGAGCCTCTGTTCAAGCGGAAGTTTATTCCAGCCACCCTCTTTGACAACCCTTACCTTTCGGACGATGGACTCTATGAAGCCAACCTTTTATCTTTGCCTGAACATCAACGAAGACAGTTGCTTGAAGGTGACTGGGACATTAACGAAGGAGCAGCTTTCCCAGAGTTTAACAGAAGTATCCATGTTGTTGACCCATACGACATACCAAGCAACTGGATACGCTTTAGAGCTTGTGACTATGGTTACGGTTCCTACACTGGGGTTCTTTGGTTTACTGTAGTTCCTGGATCAGAACAGCTGGTAGTCTACAGAGAGCTTTACGTATCTAAGGTTACAGCTACAGACCTAGCTGATATGATCTTAGAGATAGAAGAAGAGGCTGGAGAAAGAATACGTTATGGAGTTCTTGACTCTTCTCTTTGGCATAATCGTGGTGATACTGGCCCTAGCCTTGCAGAACAAATGATTCTAAAAGGTTGTAGATGGAGACCCTCAGATAGATCTAAAGGTTCTCGTGTAGCAGGTAAAAACGAAGTACATAGACGATTACAGGTTGATGAGTTTACGGAAGAACCCAGAATGGTTTTCTTTAGTACCTGTACTCAAAGCATAGCACAGATACCTAGTCTACCTCTTGATAAAAACAACCCAGAAGATGTAGACACTCACGCAGAAGACCACTTGTACGATGCATTACGTTATGGTATAATGACTAGACCAAGAAGTAATATATTTGATTTTGATTCCTCAGCCCAGCGCACAGGCTTTCAAGCATCAGATCCAACTTTTGGATATTAAGGATAAGACATGGAAGAAGATTTTGAAGATATGATCATGGATATGGGAGAGTCCTCTGCAATCGAAGATGTAGAGGAAGAAGATTACTCCGATCCAGTTACAGGTCAAATTGTTCAGTTTGTAAAAGATAAATACAGTAAAGCTGAAACTGCTCGTCAACTTGATGAGGAGCGTTGGATTCAAGCTTACCGTAACTACCGTGGACTGTACGGACCTGATGTTCAGTTTACTTCCACAGAAAAGTCTCGTGTCTTTGTTAAAGTTACTAAAACTAAAACACTAGCTGCTTATGGTCAGATTGCTGACGTATTGTTTGGTGGTAATAAATTTCCTATCAGCATTGACCCAAGTAAGCTTCCTGAAGGTATCGAAGAAGTTGCAAACTTTGAAACTAATCCAGAAATGCGTAAAGCTGTAGATGACAGCCTAACTAAACTTTTACCTGGTGAAACTTACTCAGAGTTTAGAGAACGTCTTGGCGTACTGTCTGGATCTATGGAAGCTGTTGCGGATGATATTAAACCTGGAGTCAATGGAAGTCCATCAGCTACTCATATTTATCCTGCGGAAGTTGCAGCTAAAAAGATGGAAAAGAAAATCCATGATCAGTTAGAAGAGTCTCATGCTAAAAAACACCTACGTGCTGCAGCATTTGAGTGTGCTTTATTTGGTACTGGTGTGATGAAAGGCCCGTTTGCTGTAGACAAAGAATACGCAAACTGGGATGAAGAAGGTGAATACTCACCTACATTTAAAACAATCCCACAAACTACTTCTGTATCTATCTGGAACTTCTATCCAGACCCTGATGCAGCTACTATGGAAGAAGCAGAGTTTGTAGTAGAACGTCACAAGATGTCTCGTTCTCAAGTACGTGCTCTAAAAAATCGTCCATATTTCCGTGCTAATGCTATCGACAACGTCCTACGCATGGGTGAAAACTACCGCAAAGAATGGTGGGAGCACATCATGGAAGATAACTCAGAAGAAGATAAGGCTGATCGTTTTGAAGTCTTAGAGTTCTGGGGTTTTGTAGATAGAGAAATTATTGAAGATCAAGGGGTAGATATCCCTTCAGAATTAAAAGATGCAGATCAACTAAGTGTAAACATCTGGATTGCTAACGGTCAAGTACTACGTCTAGTAATGAATCCGTTTACTCCAGCTTACATTCCTTACTTTGCTGCACCTTATGAAATGAATCCATACAGCATCTTCGGTGTAGGTATTGCTGAAAACATGGATGACACCCAAACACTTATGAATGGCTTTATGCGTATGGCAGTAGATAATGCTGCACTATCTGGTAATTTGCTTATTGAGGTAGACGAGACTAACCTCGTCCCAGGGCAAGACCTCTCCGTGTATCCAGGCAAAGTGTTTAGGAGACAGGGAGGGGCACCTGGTCAAGCTATCTTTGGCACTAAGTTCCCTAACGTATCTAACGAGAACATGCAGATGTTCGATAAAGCGAGAGTATTAGCAGATGAATCAACTGGCTTCCCTTCCTTCGCACATGGTCAGACAGGCGTATCAGGAGTTGGTCGTACTGCCTCTGGCATTAGTATGCTTATGTCTGCTGCCAACGGCTCTATCCGT